CACCAACATCAGTTCCCGCTGGAGCGGCTCCACCTGCTCGCTGACCTATTGAGGTACCAAGAGCAGAACCAGCTTTTACTTCAATGTCATCGAATTCTTCTGATTTCTTTTTTGAGTTTTCATATCTCTCAAGAAGTCTTCTACCTTTTGCTGCAAGAGCTGCTGCATCTTCAGCATTTTTTGGAACTCTTTCGCCCCATGCTGAAGCAGAAAGTGCAAGCCTTGTTGCTCTGCCTTTTTCGTCAACCATTGGTCCTGATGGATTAGTAAAAAATCGTGTTAAGAATGAACCTTTTCTTCTCATCTTGTCTGGAGTGTCGGCTGGACCTTTAACACCTGGTTTAAGATTTGAGCCTTCAGTTCTCTTGAAGAACTTTCTTCCTGCTGCAGTGAGACCACCATCTGGGTCTTTGAGAGCTGACTTTTCTTCTCGTTCATCGAACTTATCTGAAAGTTCGTTAAAAACTCTTGCACCGTAATACTCATCGTACAGAGGTGTTCCTTCTAAATGAATTTTTTCATCTTCCGTATTTTCTACGGTGATGTCGCTCTTTGTGAAAATCTCTTCAATTTTGAGCAATTCTTCGTAAAGTGATTCAATTTCGTTGTTATCCATGATTACCAATTCTCGCATATAAATGCCCATATAAAAGAAACACCCCCGATTTCGCCATTACGGCTACTCTCGGGGGTGAGACTTAATTTTGCCTTAAAGGCTGAGTATTACGCTGCTGGGGCGTTGTCGAATGTAACTTCAACGAATGCTTCTGGACGCTTGACAGCGAGAGCAAGTCTCTGCTCTGCCAAAACGACGATTGCGTTGCGCACGAAGAAGTCGCTGTGCTGTTCGCTGATGCGAATGCTTGCTTCTTCTCTGTCGTACAACTGAGCGCCGGTTCCGAATGCACCAACAAGTGCCTTGCCTTCTGTCATTGCTGGAGTGTCGATGATTGGCATTCTCCATACCTTTGGCTCGCCACCCATTGCAACTGACACAGCAACCAAGTACTGGCCATTGCCATCCTTGGTCAACTCGATGTCTTCCCAATCGTTCGGGTGCAACACGATACCCGATGGCTCGTAGTAAGCCAAGAAGGAGAGTGTTGCAGCACGACGGAGAGCGTCTGCCTTGGTGTCACCCATGCCAGCTGTTGCCGAGTAGGCACCAGATGACCATGAGTACTGCTGAACGTTTGGTGTGTTCATGATTCCGAGCAGGTTTTCTCCAGCACCGTTGCCGTTGAGGATTTGATTGTCCTCAAGAAGACGGAGGCCGTACATCAACTCGTTGTCGATGATTGAGCGCAACTGTGGCTCATCGGCGAGGACGTTGCGGTGTGCAGCTTCCCAGTGTGCCAATGTGCGGATAGGAGCTTGCTCACCAACGAAAGCGAACGATGACTGTGGCTTCAAACCAAAGGCACCACTCGCACGCTCTGCTACAGATGAAGCTGCGTTGTTGGTTGAGTACGAGCTTGCCGAAACACCTGGTGACTGAAGGGTTGTGAAGCCCAACTGACGGAAGTATTCGATAACTGCTGCGTTTGTTCTGCGAACTGGGAACAAGTCACGAACACGCTTCGTACGCATTGGAGGAAGAACCATTGCATCGCGCTGAACGGTTCCGAAGCTGCCAAGGCGGCTGTCGGTGACTGACGTTGTTGGCAATGCTGAGTAAATGTCCTTCTGCTGAATGCCGAAGTTGTGTGTTGTCAACGATGTTGCAACCTGCCATGGTGATGACATGTTTGCACCGTTACGACCATTTGCCAATGACTTGAATTCTGCTGAATCCAAGAACATCTGACCAATTGTCTTAACTTCGTGTGACGAAAGTTGATTGAAGTCTGCTGCTGCAGCTGCGTATGCAGAAGCAACGGTCTCGCCTTGTGGCTGATTTGACCATGACTCAACTGAGCCCATTGTTTCGAGGTCGGACAAGAGTGACTTGATTTCCTTGATGTCTCTCATGTTCTTGTCGAAAGCTGTCTTCTGGTCTGCCGAAACTACAACAGTGCCTTCTTCAACTTTGAATGAATCTGCAATGGCCTTGTTTTCTGCCATCTTTCCGCGAAGAGCTGCTTGCAGCTCTTCTGTTCTTGCTTTGTCTTGCGACATATTTTTCTCCTATTGAGATTTGAGGGTTGATTGTTTTTTTACTTACCGTGGCTTAGGTAAGCACCCAGCCCTGTGATATCAAAAGTAACAGATACTTGTCAGTACTTAGTGCAACTAATTAAGTTTCATAACAAAAGTGTGTAAATATATAATTTACTTTTTCTTGTTGAGTCTTTGAGAAAGAGGAACTTTCGGATTTTTCTTGGCAATAACAGTTCTGACCGCAGATTCCATTCTTTCTTTGTCTCGTCTCTGAATGTTCCTGCGACCAAGAGCTGTAGAACCAGTTCTGTTGGCATAGTCGGTCATATTGGTGCATGGCATCCACACAACACGTCCACCCTTGGATAGACGTCGACTTATCCCTATGCATCCAAGCTGTCTAGACCTGGCTCTTGCTGACTCTGGGTCAATGAACACGTCATTGTCGTTTTCCCTTACGTATTCAGGGCCGGGCGAAGATTTTGTTTCCACAGGAACGCAATTAGGAACCATCCTTCCGTTTTTGCCCTTTTTCATGCCCTGCATGACGTATCCATCCCAACATGGATTCATTTTTGGTTTTGATTGCTTTCCTGAGAACAAATTACCAGACACCAAACCCCCACCCTCGAGTGAAACTATCCCACCTATTGGTTCTTCGTTCAGCTGTTCCCAGCCATCCGCCGCTGGTTTGCGCCTTCTGCCTTTGGTTCTTTTTTTGGAATCACCAGACTCGGGAACGACGGTTCTCCACTTTGGTCCTTCGGCAAGGTTCGATATTTTTTCCAATTCCTCCATAGAGGCGCACGGCATCCAATTGCCGTCTTTGTCTTTGTGGACTCCAGAGCAGCCAATCATTTTGGATACGCTCATTGCTTCCTGAAGTTTCTTGTCGTTCTTGATTCTTATATCTTCAAAAACTGTCATTACTTTATATTCTGCATCTTGGCCAGAAAAATGGCTTTTTACAGAAGAGCGCCTTGCATCTGCTGCAGCCTCAGTGTTCGCCACGAACTGCCGACCAAGCTTGCTTCCCTTTTTCTTTTTTGCATTTGTTGCCCTCTTTTGAGCATCGGTTAGTTTCGACCATGCTTTTTCTGGAAGGTATCTTGTCGTTCCGCCATCCCTGATTGCTGGCTTCCCGTCAGAGGTTCTCCATTTTTCTTTTGTCCAGTTCGAAAGTGAACGTTGAGTCTTGCTTTTGCCACCCCTATACCCACCGCCGTTCTTCTTGTACGCGGCAGCCAAAAGTTGAGCCTTGCGAGCAGACCATTGACCGCTTCTGCCACCAAGTGAACCTTGGAGAATACGGTTTTTAAGTCTTTCCCGTAGTTTTGGTTTTGTGTATGAGGACTTTCTTTTTCTATTACTCATGACATCCTCTTAAGTCTTGCTTCAATCGAAAATAGGTATCTGTGCTGAGAACTCAGCGACTTCTCGGAAACATCGTCAAGCTTCTTGGAAAGAGAATTAGAGCGCCTAGTCAGCCTTGTTCCGTCAAGAGTGCTACTTAGGGCTTTTCTTGCGAATCTCCTCATTGCTCCTTCACCCACAAAACTATTGATTTTGTTTATCGAGTGGTCAGTTATGTTTTTTGATTTTTTCTGAATTATCAAATTACTGGATGAATCAAAGCCCATTCCATATGCAGATAAAGGAGTTATTACAGAGCTTTTCTTTAATCTGCTTTTAAATGAGCTTGCTTTAAAAGCAACCACATTAACCTTGTCGGAAGGGTTGGAGAATTTTCTTATCTGTCTTCCAGATTGAACTTTTTTTTCATTGTTAGAAGAAAAAACTTTTCTTTCTTTAAATGATTTCGCTATAAACTTTTTATCAAACGTAGCCTTTATGGCCGGTTCAATTATTGAGTTGATATTTGGCATTTCAATTATCGACTTATTGATATATGTATCAAACAGCGCAGCTGCGTTGCCTGATATAGATTTGAACTCTGTTATCTCAACCCCATCTGGGAGAGACTTGTTTTCAAGAGAACCACTTTTCAGTATATGTTGAGCAACCGACTTTCCGTATTCATTCATTCCGTGAACAGAAACAATTTCCCCGTCACGAACAGCCACGACAAGTGGAGTATTTCTGACGGAATCTTTTATAACTGCATATTTTTTCATGTTACTTACCGCCCTGTAGAACTGATTTCAACTTATCTTTTTGAGTATTCAAAGACTCAAGACGAACATCAAAAAGTTTGTCCAAAATATTAAGGTGTATTCTTTCACCTTCGGATATTCCATAATCGCTTGTTTCTTTCATGAATTCGTTTTTTCTGAAAGAGCGAGCTCTATTTATAAGCTGAGACAAGAACTTCATAAAGATAATTCTTTGCTCAACTTTAAGTGCTTGGTAGTAATCTGAATAAGATGGAACAAGCTGTGAAGAGTAGTACTCTTCAATTGCCATTTTCATTCTCTTTGTTATTTCTATTTTTGACAAATCAGTTAAGCCAGATGAGTTGTTATTAGCTATAACAGCCCTTACCCCTGCATCTGTTTCTACTGGGTATATAGATGTCATTGGACGTTCTCTTTGGTCTGTCAGAAAGTCCGCAACCATGATTCTCGCAACATCGGAAGGGTCGAGGTCGTTGAATTTTATATTTGGGTTAAATTTTGAGCCAGGTATAACGCTCTCGATATCTTGCCTCATGTAGGCCCTGTTGGTGTTTTTCTTTGCTGCGAAAATTACCTCAGGTGATTCAAGGCCAAGGCTTTCCTGCACTCTTGATGCATATCTTTCGGCGAGGTGCTGAAAAGCTGTCGGGTCTTTGTACAAGAACCACTTGCCATCTCCAGCTGCGACAAGAGATATAGCGTCGGAAAGCTCTTGTCTGGCGAGTATTGCTGGATTCTGCAATATCTGTTCAATGATTTCTGGTGATATTTCTGAAAGTTTTCCGCCATTTGAAATGTGATTTATTGCTTCTTCCAGGTTTGTTATTAGTTTTACCTTTTCATTGGAGGTGGAAGCTGCTGTTGGACTCGCTGGAATTGATGGTGATGTAAGTTTTCTATTCTTGATTAAGTCATTTGCCCATTTTGGAGTTCCTGAAATCAGTTGATTTGGGTTTTTAACTCCAACGAATGATTCAGAATAACCAATTCCGTCACCCATTTCGTTGGCTACGAACTTGAGCCTCGATGAAGGGTCTTTGCCCACTGGCATTGACATCGCGGTGCTCACTGTTCTGCCGAGCTTCCTTCGTTCACCTACCGTGAGCTTCCTCATTTTTTCAAGACCTATTGTTGAGCCGCCTGGAAGTACGTAAACAAGTGAGGATATTCCGGTGTTTGAGAGCATTCCAAGTTCTTCATTGCCAACATCTTCCATGGTCAAGAGGGAGCGCAAGTACGTGGCATTTTCCATATCTCTGTTGTCTGGTATTGCTCTAAGAACTTTGTCTGGGACAACTGGCTCCAAAACGAAACCGTCGCGTCTAACCATTCGCCTGACTAAATTATTTGATGATTTATTGTATTTACCAATTTCAGAAACAAGTGAGCGAGCATTGCTTCGACGAGATGACGGGTTGTCAAGAGAAACTTTTGGTATTTGTGGTGCTCGCGATGCAATTATTGAGCTTGGAGCCGCCACTCCGGTTATATCCGTTCCTGTGGTTCTGCTTACATTACCCCTAATTGCTCGCCTGACAGCGCTTATTGCTAAACCAAGAGGGGATGGAATGTCGAAAAGTTTTGCGCCACATGTAGAAAGACGAGAATCGGTAAATCTCCCTCCGTACTGGTAACCCTCTGGGCATCTGTAGCCACGATTTTGTCCAGGTAGAGAGCCACCTATTCCACCGGGCTTTCCCGGAGTGAGAGTTCTATAGACAGCAGAACGAACCGGTGACCTGAATGGGTCAGAGTCACCCGGTATTGCAAGACTTGTCAATGTTGACCCAAGTTTGCGAATAGCGTTTGCTTTGAAGTTCATCCCGTTATGCAGGGAGTCTTTCCTTCTGGTGTTTCCATTTAGTCTTGAGAGCGCCTTATAGTCAACTAGGTTCTGATTTACAGCGCCAACTCCTCTGAGCATGTCAGAGTTATTCTTTGAATCTATATCTGCGATTATCGTCCTTGTGACAATCTGCTCTGGACAGCAGCCCTGATAATTATCCACAGCACTCTTCCTCTAGGGATTTGGTCTCGTCGTAAGGAAGTGACTTTTCTTGTCCATCTTCGTCTTCGCCAACAATCTCCCAGTTCTTTGAATCCCTGAGCATTTTGCAAAATGGCTTCTCCATCTCCATGAAGTCCCTGAGAACTTCGATGGCGTGCATAACATCACCCTCGGTTACGACGGACTTAAATTCAATATCTTCTTGAAAAAAATCATGAAAGAACATGTCTTCGTCTATTGACTTTTTCTTCGCTGCATCACGAATTATGTTTTTAGGTTTCTTGCCAGCAAGGGCAGATGCAAACTGCGAATCAGTCCAATTGGTTAACTTTCTCAACTTTTTCTTGCAGTTCTTCATCCCTGGATGATGACACCCTTCGTTTGGCCACAAACCAGTTGTTTCATGGTGCAGCCAGGCGCATATATTCGACAATGGGTAAAGCTCTGGGTGATTAGCAAGGATTAGCCTGCATCTTCTAAAGCCACCTGGCTTTTTCATGATTGGGCGCCAATAACGAAGAAGTCGCTCTAGGTTTCCACGACGTGGACCATAACCGCGCAGTATGTCCCCGGTCACGAGTTCTTGTGGAAGTATCCCGCCAAGTGGGTCCGCTTTTATGTCGTCGTTCATCTCATCCCTCTATTTGTTTCAAAATAACCATTGCAGTCCAGGCATCTTTTCTTTCACTGCTTGAAGAAAATCTCATGCTTTTGTGCTCAATAGACTTTACCATCTGTTCGCCACAGCAAGATTTAACAGAAATATTGGATAAAGATTTAATAAATCTCTGTGCATCTTCATTTTTTTGAGAGATGGCTTTTCTTTTCTTGCCAAGCGATGTGTGGACGGTTACGCCCTCTAGCGCTTCTTTTGGAATCTCTTGACTCTTCTCTACGAAAACTTGTTCCCATATTTCTTTATTTGATTCACTTGGACCGCCCCAAAGAAGTTCGTGGAATCTAGTTGTCATCATTTTGTTCAAATTTCTAGCCTTTAGCGCATAGGACATGAAGTTGACCATCACAGTGCTCCCGTCGTCTCTTTCGATGACCCCGTCCTTCTCTCCTCGTTCGGCGTCAACTATGTAATACAGCCTGTCGCCCCCAGAAACACCAACTAATGCAGCTTTCATATTCCTGAACCAACCTTAGATATAACGTTTGGCTTAGAGCCTTTTCTCATTTCCTTCAACAGGTCTTTTGCAGTCTGAGTAATTTCTGCAGCTATTTCTCTCTTTAGGAGAGTTTCAACATCTTCTATGCCGCGAGAAGCCTTTGAGTGACTTCTTGGATTTTCTATATTGATTCCCTGAGGATGAGCAATATTGACTTTGTTGAACCCAAGCTCAGAATATTTACTTTTAACTTTCTTTGCAGTTCTGTATTCACGAAGCTTTTTCATGCTTTCGGTGTTTATCTGCCCATTTCCGCCAACTGAGTAGAAGTAGTTAATCTCCTCCTGCGTGAAACCCATGCTTCGCAATGAATCTGCGATTGTCTTATCATTAACCACATCTGATATGTCCTCATTGGCACTCATTCTTGAGAGTTTTGAGTATGGATAGTTGATTGAGTCCACCTCGTCTTTATCGAATCCCCCAAGGATATGGGCCTCAAAACCATCGTTGCCTTTTGTTTTGCTATTTTTTGAGACACGAGAGAAATCACCATCAACAGATGATGCAAGTAGATTGACTATCGAGTCAGCTGACTCGCTGTCGGCATCCCCGCTTGACGGGAAAGACATAGCGTGAACGACATCGTCTTTCGATTTTGAATCCATCCGAACTGGGCGATGACCGTTTTTTAGACCATCACCCTTTCCGTATGATGTTCTCTTGGATATCTCCGGCTTAAGAACAACCTCAACGTCTCCAAGTGCGGTTAGGCCATCTCCGACAACATCTTCATCACCAATTTCGAATATCGCATCTGGTCCAATATTTCCGGAACGAGAGTTTATTACTTCGTTCTTTTTCTTTTGGACCTGAGATTTGTGGACAAGGTATCCAGAAACTGGCATTAGTTCGTCCCTAACTTCTGGCCCAAGGCCGGCAGCTTCATAGAATGAGCGGATACGCTTATCCATGTTGATTTTTTCTGTCAACATGGCATTCTCTCCATACCGCAATGAACCGACATCTGTTGATGGCATGCCAAACTGTTCAAACCAGTCTGGTTTCTGCTCTTTCTTAGCAACTTCTTTTTTGTTTCTATTTTTACCAGTGGAACGACCAGTTTCAGAATCACCTTTAGCACCAGAAGAAAGAGATAGTTCGCTTTGTTTCGGTTTTCGTTTAACACGAGGGAAATCAAACTTCTCGGCCATCATTTCGTAGTAGACATCGTCGCGTTTCTCGGTTGATACACGCCCTGCTGTTTTGCGGACTTTTTCTTTTTGTTTTGGGGTCAGCTCTTCATATTTTGGCACATACTCCATTGCTGGGAAATCAAACTTCTCTGCCATCATTTCGTAGTAGACATCGTCGCGTTTCTCGGTTGATACACGCCCTGCTGTTTCCCGCACTTTTTCCTTTTGCTTCGGAGTAAGCTCGTCGTAAGTCGGGAGAATATATCCACTTCCATTAACCTTGGCGTTTCCTTTTTTAGTTATTCCAGATTGCGAACCAGACGCAAGACTCAATTCCTCATTGTTTTTACCTACGGTTCTTGGCTTCTGTAGGTTTCTGGCAAATTGAGCCCCTTCGTCGGTCACGACACGACGCGTTGTGAACGTAGCATCTGGAAAATCTGCTTTTGCCATTTCAACCAATGCTTGAGCTAAACCCAATTTTTGGTTATCAGTATTGACTTCAATATTAAATAAATCGTGAACGTTTAACTTTCCATCATTCAAAGTAAGGCTTAACTTGGCCACTTTATCCATTTCTGGGTCAAGACGTTCACTTCCTGGAGGGTAGGCGTAATACCTTCCTTCCGCACCGAATTCGGTTCCAACTATCGTGTACTCCACGCCATCTGGTGCCTTGTACTTTCCGAAAACCCTATTCTTCTCCCCACCCTTCTTCTCCCTGTAAGTCCCCCTGAATATCTCTAAACCAGGGACACGAGATGATGTTAGTTTTTCTGTAGATATAAGCTCATCGGTATTGGAGACGCCAGGGATATCACCAACAATCTTTAGGTACTCGGCATTATCTATTTTCTCTGGATTACTTATTGAGCTTGTTCCTAATTTTATATTTCTTACTTCATCACCCTTTTTATTTTTTTCTAAAATAAACCTATCAATAGGACCACGCCTGTTTATTTTGTTTCTTTTTGCGGTCGCTCCAGAGGATAGGGCCAACGAAAAGTCCTGTGACCTGGCTTCACCGATATCAAGAAGCCCATCTTCAACGGGAATATCAATACTCGCAGACATTTTGACCATTTTGTCGTAAAGAATCCAACGTTCTACAGGGTCTTTTTCAAGTCTGTAGTCATCAAGAATCTCATGTACGGCTTCTTTTTTGAAAGCCGACTGCGGTGTGTGGAATTGTAACTCAAACCTTGTTCCGTCTGGATGAACGGCTGCAACGTTTATTCCTTGATATGCGTCTCCAGCTTCCCAGTAGTTTTTAACCTTAAGCTTGTATCCGGCAGCTTCCAGGTCGGCGACTACGGCCTTTGTACCAGATACATAATTTTCTGGGGTATATGTCATTGTGTATCTGACTACGTCAGACATATCCGCTGCTGTTTCTTCCGCGGTTCTATTTCCACGTTCATCATTAATTTTTCTTGATAGTGATTTAATATTTTTCAATCTTGCAGCAAGGCCTATCATTACCGAGCCATGTTTTTCTGAAAGGTCTATAAGTGTTGAGGTAATCTCTTTTTCTACTGTCTCAACTTTTGCTCGTTGGGCAGTCGCTGCAACAACAATATCTTCAGCATATTCTCCAGGTTTTGGCAACGGGTTGGAAGGTTCGACCAAGTCGTATCCCTTGTATGTTGTTTTTCCAGAACTCTGCTCACCCCATGGAGCTTCTACTCTTCTAAGGTCAACGACACGCGCCTGAATCTTCTCGTTTCCAAGAGCTCTATTCATTGCCACCCTATTGTGACCGTCGGAAACGTACATTTTTCCGTCTTGGTCAATAACTAGGTTTACGAAGTACCCCTCTCTAAGAGGCTCACCACCAGAAACAACTTTGTCAATCGACTCGCCCTTCAGGTGTGATTCTGTAGGAAGAATGTCTGATGACAGGTCAACTTCGGTTACCTCAACACCATCCCAGCCGTCCCATTTCTTTGATTCCTCAACTGATTTTACTTTCGAGTATTCAGGCTTCCATGTCATTCCGTACTCTTTAACAGACCTGTCTCTGTTGGCTTTTAGGCCAGGAGAGCGCTCTTCTTCCGGTATAACCCCCTGTACGGTGAATGGGTATAACCCATCATCCTTAATTTTTTTTGCCAGCTCTTGCACTGAGTCTTGTGCTTTTTGAATATGTTCGTCAAACTCAGCTTTTGACATTGGGTTTGTTTCGCCATCCACAAAAGGCTTGACTTTCCCAACAGTCTTTCCCTTTATCTCCATATGCTCTTGAAATACTTTTGCCAATATAATTGATTCGAAGATATTTTTTTGCAGTTCATTGACCTGAACTTCTATTCTTTCTGCTTCTGGTACATGGTCGTTAAACATTTTTATAGCAGCCCACCTGTGGTGACCGTCTACAACATAACCATCATCCGATACAAGTATTGGTAACTGAAACCATGCCTGTTTTAAGAACTCGGCACGTTTTTCATTAAATTCTGGGCTTCCCTCTACGCCCCATGTCTTTCGTGCTGCATTGTATTCATCGAGGATGTTCTGAGCTTGTTTGTCAATTTGTGAATTTCTGAGCTGTTTCTGTGATGCTTTAAGCAAATCTGGGCTTTTGGACTTTCTAACCACAGACCCCTCTCCGCCGAGAACATTCTTTAAGAATTGCATCAACTCTGGAGCAGTGTTGGGCTCGACTTTACTCCAGTCGGTATTGCTGAATGCCCACTGTTTATCTTCTTCTGAAACTTCGGAGAACTTTGCTGGATTTCCAAGTTTTTTTGTTATTTCTTTATATCGATTGGTGTCTTCGTCTGACAATCCAGATTTAGGGGAATACTTCCCCTCTACATGCCCAGAAACTAGAGCCCTTAAAGCTGGTGAATTTGCATTTTGCGCTGCACCTTCGCTCTGTGGCATGTGCTCACGCCTGACATCAAGATGTTCGCTGCAAAAGACATTTGTATTTGCGTTATAAAGAGCACACAAATCAATGTCATGTGTTTCTATGAAGGCATTTACGAATCTGTCTGTATCTGAATCCGGGATTCCAAGCCTTTTGGCTTCTTCTACGGCGAACTTCTTCAGCTCTTCCTCTGTCTGGATGGCGGCATTTTTAACCATTTTCCTCTCGCCATCATCTATCACTTCAACTTCATAGCCAAGGGCGAGCAATGCGATTGCCTGTTCTGCCGAATCTGTTCTATATATCGGATTGTCAGAAAGAACGCTTTTTTGTCCGGAGCGCTCTAGTCCGTGCTCTCGCTTGAGCGTCTCGTCGTTGAGCCTATCTAAACCACCATTGCCAAGACCAGCTCCTCTAAGTTTCTTGAATTCTTCCGTTGCTCCAACTGCGGCAACCTTCTGTTCTGTTATGTTTTTGAATTCTTCTACCCTTCTTGACAATCTTCCTGTTCGTCTCGTTTCTCCGTCACCGCCAACGGCGCCAGAGGAGAGACCAAGGGCACGAACCTTTCCAGACTTCGAGAACTCTTCTATATCGTTCTCTTTCATTCTTACGCGAACCCGTCTATCAAATCCGGAGTGAAGCTTCAGTGCAGCGTTTTCTATTCTTTCATTTATCTGCTCAAATGATTCAGTATTTAGTATTTCCTCCACCCGGCGGTGAACTATCTCATTTTCCTGCCTGAGAGCTGACATCGAAGATAGCAGCGGTTCTGGACGTGAGTTAACTTCCCCAAGTACAGACTTGAATCTTTCTTGACGCTTAGTTCTGAGAGATTCTGTTGTTTCCCGCGCTCCAGATGAAAGGCTTTCTGAGAATGTTTCTCCAAATTCTCCACCCAATTCAGACACCTCAGAAACAATAGATTCGCTTGTTTCTGTAATCTTTGCTGCATCATCGGATTTTGTCCCAGCGGCATCATCTTTTCTTCTTACTGCGTATCTGTCGGCGACCGCCTGAATCTTTCTCTTGGCGCCTTTACGCCAGATTGCATCATCTGGTCCATCGCCGATTGACTTTGACAAGTCGTCGAGTACGTCAACGGTGTCTTTCTGTAAGGAAACTTCAAGGATTAGGCTTCCATCTTTATCCCTACCAACAACACGAAGTTTCCCTGGCGGTATTACGAAGTTCTGGTCTTCGCCTTTTTTGGCAAGTGGGAACAATCCCCTGTCGCCCTCTTGCATGCGAACTATCACTCGTTTTTTCTTTGTTCCTTTTTCTGGTTTTCCAGCCTTCATGGAGCGTGAAAGAACCTTGCCTTGACCAAAAGTATCAAGGTCTATTTCTTTTCCTGGCTTGACTCGCGCCACCTTCGACGAATCAATAAACATTTCCATTTCAAATGGCGTGGTTATGCTTGATGCATCCATTGCCTCCATGGCAGGAATGAGAATATTCTCCACCTGCTCGTCAAGTGAGCCCTCATCAATTGATGATGGGTCCGAATCAAGCCCAAGCCTCTTTAGACGAGCATTTCTCTTGTTTATGGCTCTTCCAACTACCAATTGCTTATTCGGGTCAAGAACCTGGGTTATGTCAGCGACGTTGAAGTCGTCTATTTCTTTTACGGCTTCAAACTGTTGTTTAGTTATATTTCTTCTGTGCTTGGCGCGTTCTTTTTTTGCATTTGCAGAAATGTGCTCTTTGCTCTTCATCTTCTGAGGCTTAAGTTTGCCGCGTTTTGCACCGTCAACGGCATCTCGAGATGCGGTTATTTCTTTAGTTATGCTCGCTCTTAGTTCATTTTTTATAACACTAGGGGTTCTTGTGTCACCAGATGCACGTTTATTAGCTATGTACTGTTGAACGAATATTTCTCTATCAGCACTATTACGTATGTAGTCATCGCTATCCGGCTTAAGAGATGAAGCTAAAAGGTCATAATCAGCTATTTTTTTAACTAATAACTCATCGCTAAGCGCACCGGCTTCAGCTCTTAGCGCGTCTGTCCTTTCAGCGCTCAGTCTTCTAGCTGCCTCTTCTGGGGTAACAGGGTCTCTACCTTTTATAATCTCCCTGGCCATATCCAATATCTCTTTGTCTGATGCTTTTTTACCATCAGTATTGAAAGATGTGTTTTTGTCAATAGCAATCTTTTGTGCTTTCTTATTAAGTGTTATTAATTCTTCTAGTTTCTCAACCTGTTCAAGCAAGTCGTCATAAGCACCCTCGGCCGCATCGTACGGTGAGTCTTCAATTTTGGATAAACTTCTATAAAGCTCTTTCCTCTTACTCTCAGCCATATCTACAAACTCAATTACATCGGCAAGAGTTATAGCAAGCTGCTCTTGGTTCAGGTCCTTGATGCTCTTTTTAAACTCACCTAGTACACGTTCTTCTCTTTTTGCTGCAATTGCTTTTTTATCTAATTCAATTGGAGCGCGAAGATGCTTTCGTATTGGCAGTACGTCTTCACCTCTTTCAAGTGGAGAGAAGTACGACTCCTCGAGCCTCTCGAGCATTTCTAGGTCTGTTATGGCTCTGGCTTCAGCTGCTTTTGCGCCGACAGCATCGTCCATGAAGCTCAGAGCATCATCTATATCGTCCCCAAATATTAAACCCTCTTCCCTGAGACCCCAAAGTTCAGCTGTGGATTCAAGTGCATAAACTTCCATCCTGCCATCGCTTCTTGAAACATTAGGGTAGCTTCCAGCAAGAAATGCGACATTCTCTATTTTTGACATTGCATCTTCGAGGGATGTTAAGTTTATGTCGTCTTGAGAACCAACAACGAGCACCGAAAGGTCGCCTCCGGTTAGTTTTCTGATATCAGAAACCTGCTTTATCTCACCAGTAAATCTACCCTTTTTATAATCATAAACTGGAACATCAACATAACCATGTGCATCTATCTGTTGTTTAATTGATTTTAAAAATGCTTCTCCCTGAATTGTATGTGCAATTTCATGCAACATAATATGACGAGCGAAAGAACGCGGCCCATCAATAAGACCAGCCATTCCTCTTGCCGTGTATTCTGTATTAATCAGGAAGTCAGCGACTTTAGCCATTGCTTCTGCGTCAGTCCTTCCACCAATAGCAGAAATAACTAATCTCTCACGTGGTGACATGCCAGGTATCCCGTCTTCACCTTCTTGGTTGGTCATAATTTGCTCAATATTTACTTTTATGACCGACTTTATTCCTGCGCCTTCCGATTTCACGTCCCACGTTGTTGTCGCTTCTGAGTTATCATCATCTATTGGGTCTTGAAAGAATTCAACTTTTCCGACAGTCCTCATATGTTCTGGTCTAATTACGAACTGCTCAAGCAGTGAATCAAGCATTGCCCGCTCTGTCTCGTAATATCTTTTTTTGTCTGCCGTGAATAGTGCTATTTTTTCTTCTGGAGTTAAAGAATCCCATTCTGGTATTAATTCAAGTCGTGACTGAATGAATTCATCGACCTGCTCCTCTGAAAGTCTTCCTTTTATATCTATGTCCCAAATACCCATATTTTTTAATCGAGATAGCAACTCGTATCTATCATTATTAATTTCTCTATCTTTTGGGGTGAAATCACGAACTCCTGTTCTTGATTCAAGTCTCTGAACGAGAGACTCAGAGCGAGCAAGGTTCCTTTGTGCGTTTACTGTTGCATTTTTAAACCATCTCATTCTCCCTGGAACATCTACTATTTCTGCTGGGGTTGTTGGTATTCTCTCCCCAGTTTCCATATCGTATGATGGACTTCTTCCAGGCATTGCGCCGCCGCGTCTCATGCGCAATCTTTCTCTCCATGTTTCTTTTGCACCGGAAGACAGGGCTAATTGTTGACTGTCGAAAGTCATTAATTGATTTATTTTGTCAGCAAGAAATTTTGCCGCCCTCTCCATACTTACGCCAAAACAATTAGAACCAAGATGGTCGGTAAATTGGTTTGCAGCAGGAGTTCCTGGTGGACACCTAAACTTATTGTTTGCGTCTCTTGCTATGCCAAATCTCCCGGCTGCCCTAGCAAGAAGATTCCCACCCGGTATACGTGATTCAAGAGAGCGTCCAGGTAACCCTGCTTTGAATTGCATTTGCGGATTATTAACGTTTTTGTTCTGTTTGCGTCTTTGCGCCCTAGACAAACCGAGCCGTGGGTAGGCCATATCAATTTGTGTTTCTGAACCAGGAATGACATCACCAGTCTTTGGGTTCACATCATATTTTGTAAATTGAAGCTGTGGTTTTTCTTTTCTTTTTTTCTGAGCTGTCTCAAAATCGGTATCTTGCTTACCCTCAATCCATCCAAAGTTGGCATCAAGATTCATTGAACGCTTTGATTTCCAACTTGGATAAAGAACTAGACTTCTTCCTTCTTCCCAAGCCTTATTGGTCTCCACTCTCATCCCTGGTGCGATTTCTTCTACCCCAGGTTTTGTTGTTCCAGTAAATTCCCGCTTCTTGTTGTCGGTGTCCTGATATGTCGGCTTAGCCCCCATTGCTGCCTTGACGGCAATGTCCGCATCAAGGCGCGACATTGATAAAGACTTGGTTACCGACGCGCGGAACTCAATCGCTTTGGAGTTGAAATTATTGCAGCACGATAAAGGCGATATCAATCGTTGAGAAACGATTACTCGCGTCTTATTTGTATCACCCGTCATAACGGGTATCCATGATGCTATTAGTCGATATTGTCTTCGAGGAGCTGGAATTCAACAAGGGCCGCCATGAAATCTGCATCATTTACAACCTCGTCACTCTTTTCCTTGCTTCCTGCGAGCCAATTTGCAGGGATAAGACTCTCCAACTTTAGCTCACGTGCTCTCTTCATTATGTGACGCTTTGTCTTTTCTTTATCCTTTGCTCTACCAAATGCTTGTATCGCATTGCGCAAATCGTTTTCTGAAGCAATTGGATAAGAACCATCTGACATCGCAGAGCCTTCTTTTGCCATTGAATCTCTCTGCTCATCGCTGAATGCTCTCTTCAGTGCGATTTCGGCAGCTTCTGCTTCGATTTCTTCTGCTTCTTCTGGCTCGTACTTGTCGTATCCAAGAATCTCGCCATCCAGAGCAACGAACACGTCGTACGACTTTCCGTCAACACCTTCAATTTCAACTGCGTATGAATCAAAACCTTCGAAAACGTCTGGCTCAACTGCGACGACTAGCCCGTCGATTGACTTGACTGCAATCTCAGCTGCTTCAGTGAAATCAATGAGTTTTACGTTTGTATAGTCTGACTTTTGTTCAAACTCTTCTGACTCGAGCTTATGGAATCCCATAATCTCGGCAGTTGTTCCGTCAATGAAAACTTCCTTAACTGCACCGTCTTTGGTCTGAACATCAATGACAAACATGTCTGCATCTGACGAGTAGCCAGAGTCAACAACAAATCCATCAAATGCTTTTTCTGCAAGACCCTCAACGTGGAGTAATCCAGGTAGGCCCTTTTCTGCAACGCATCCACCTGGGCAGTCGTCGCATACTGACATTCCTGCTGGATGAGCTTTTCTGTCAAGTGCGCAGACAAAACCGTCTACACCAATTTCTTCCGACTTGATTCCAAGAGAGCTAATTCTTTCTTCTCTAAGCGTATTCCAATCCTCGTCGGAGGCATCAAATAGGATTTTTTCATCCAAGTCATCACTGAATTCCTCATCTGAATCCAATCCTTTTTCCGCCATTGTGCGCTTCTTTTTGAGGGCCCAAGTCAAAGCCTTCATTACTTCATCTTCGGACATGTCGTCTTCTTCCATGTCCACTTCTTCTTCGAGCATCTCGCCATCTTCGTCCATGGATGCTTTTGTCATGCGTCGATTTCTCATGTAGTTCAAAGCTTTTTCCAGCTCCTCTTCTGACATGTCATCTTCTTCGTACATCTTCATGGAGGACATTTCTTCTTCGTCCTCTTCATCTTCTTCTTCGTCGTCTTCTTCGTCGCCGTACTCTTCTTCCATGATTGCACCAACTTGTGCATTCATTCCTTTTTCGCTTGGCTTCTTCAAATCTGGCTTGGTTACACCGATGGCGTCTTCCGGAATTTCTTCCTCGTCCTCTTCGTCCTCTTCTTCTTCCATGCCCTCGGCATCTGGGAGAGAAATCATTTTCTTCTTCTTTTTCTTTGACATTCCGACCTCTGCGTCGACCATGTCTTCTTCAACCATCTCTTCGACTGGTACCATTTTCATCTGCAATGGCGTTGCTCCGCACTTTGCACACAGCTCCGCACCCTTGACAAATCCACATTCAGTGGGGGCGGCACCCTTGGCACACTTCAGCACGTTTCCATCAGCATCGATGCTTACATTGGCCTTTTCGTCGTAGCTCATATGACTCCTGAGATTTGCAGGCAAATATCCCTAGGGACATCTACCATTTGTTAATGGTCTAAATTATAACCTACCACGAGCCCCTGCAATGGATTAGCAGTATTGAGTGGTTTCAGTAAAAATGTAGTCCGGTTTTTATTCTATTTTTTATTACTATCTTTCTTCATAACGACCCTCTTGCCTAGCTCTGGTCCATCTTCTCCATAAAGGGTTTTCCCGTCTTCGCGAAGACGCTTTGTTGCGTTGCGAAGCTGCTCGGCACTGAAGATATCGTCAATCTTGTAGTTCGTTCCAAATATTTCATTAAAACGATTTACAACATCTTGAAGCTCGCTCTGACTGAATCTTCTTTCGTCTCCAGTCTTCTTTGAGAATGTGGCTCCCTTTCTTGCTGCCACACCCTTGTGTGAAACGGTGAAGTCAGTTGACCCGAGAATATAGTCCCTATTCCGTCTGGTGTTTTTGGCTTTGTCGGCGGAATGCTTTGCCTGGGTGAACTCGTAGAGGGCCTCGTAGACGGAGTGCTTTGATGCGGCCAATTCTGCATCAAGCTTTTTCCCAGCCTCATCCTTTTTCCACACTGACTTAGCATCTGGGATGACACCAGTTCTAATCATTTCATTGATGTAGGTGGTCGGAACACCGCCAGTTTCCCACTGTCTAGCTATTTCCCTTGAAGATAGGCCAACATCATCTGTCCCAAAGGCCTCAATAAGTCGCTTACGCAGCTCATCGTGCCAGTTGCCGCCTTCTTCGATACCAAGGGAATCAAGGAGCTGACCAATATCAAACTGTTCTCTTGAAGTCTTGTCTGATGGAGCCGAAGCAGCGTTGACTATCGTCTGCTTGACAAAATCGCCAGGACCATCGTCGCCACCAAAAACTGCCTCTTCAAGGAGCATTTCTTCTGCCGTTGAGGCAAATTCTGACTCGCCGCGCTTCTTACTGAATATTCCAGTAGACCTGAATTTTCCAGTTTCACTTACTTCACCAAGTGACGCATATTCCTTTTGACTTATTACAGCATTCTCTTCCTTGTCAACCCAGTAAGGGAATGCATCCTTGCCAAATGTCTCGATGATGAATCTGTCGCGCATATTGGCTCTGCCAAGGTTTTCGACGAACTTCTCAGATGGGGTCATTTCGCTGACTCCTTCTTCTTTTTCTGATGTTGGGGCGAAAAGCCTCCAGGCATCAAATCCATCCTGCTTTCCGATTTCTGAAAGCAAGAAACGAACTGCGTCGTGAGTTATTCCTGCATCGTCATCAGACAGTTTTGCTATGTCTGACTTACTCAACGCCAACATCTTCCCAAGCTCATCATTGTTAAGTGGGCGTGTCTGTGTCCAGCGCGCAATCATTCTGCTATTTGGGTTATCAGGGTCAACTGGGTAGCTAGAAAACTCTGTTGGAATTCTTACTGCATCTCTAAGTTTCGAAACAGGGACAAACCATTCATCTGGATTTACTTCATCTTTTACTTGATTTGATGAAACTTTTCCAATTTTAACTTTTGGTCTTGCAGCCATTCCTTTGGATACTGAATTAATAGCATTCTTTATATCGATGGCTTTGCGTTCAGCTGTTGTATCTTGTGGGTCGAGTGCAATTCCGCGCTCTCTAACCCCACGCCAAAACTTCATCGCATAATCAAGTTTGCGTTTTGCTTTATCGTTTCTTCTTGGGTCGCCATCAATCCGTATTGCTGCTAGGTCGCGAGGTCCGGCTATATTGCTGGCAAATTTTTTGCCACTAACTCGCTGATTTCTCGCTCCAGCACCGATGTCATCGCTACCGCTTGAAAGGCTAATTGCCCTCAGTCTTCGCGCATATCTACCCTCTGGGGTATTGGCTCCAGAAGCAAGAGCTAGGTCATCGAATTCATCTGCTGATGGGGCTGGCTTTTTCTTCTTTGGGACCTTCTTTGAGCGCAGGATATTTCTATCTGCAATATTCTGTCTATCTTGCTCGTTGAATGGCAAGCGTCTATTTGCTCTATTAGTTTTCTTTTTAGCGCCAGAGCTGAGGGAAAGAATTGGACCACCGCTCGAGTCAAAAGCAAGGGAGCTTATATTTGGGTCAACTCCTGAATCACTGAAGTCTGGCTCATCGGAGTCTTCTTCTTCTTCTTCATCTTCCGCAATCGGACCGTCTTTCTTCCCTGATTTCTTTCTTTCTTCAGCTTTTCTTTTTGCTTCTGCTTCTTCGGCATCGAGACGTTCTTTCATCTTTTTAGTAAATGCGACCATTGAGTCGTCAAGTTTTTTTTCTACTGCTGCTCTTTCTCTTTCGTCAATTTCGGCTTGCTCTGGACTTGTCTCATATGGAGCCCTAAATCCTTCAGGTATCTGCAAGTCTTCGTATATTTTTTTGCCGTCGACAATAACGTCATTTTTTATTGCCGCCTTTGAATTTATGGTTCTTGTGTTAGGAGTCCCATCTTCTTTTGTGTCACTAAAATAGTATTTAGATATTGCTCTGCCTGGGTCAAGTCTTCTCATTGCACGTGTTAGCAAAATGTAGACTTTATTTTCTTCTTGCCTTCTGTTTATCTCAAGCGCTCTAATTATCTTCAAGCCATTAGGGAGTTTTGATATTTTTTCTCTTTGTTCTTCACTTAATATTGGGACCATGGTGTCTGGGTCTGAAAAGTCTTCTCCAGCCTGGACGTTTGCATATTCCCTTCCTTTTGATATGTGGGTCGTCATTACGTCGACATCGGTGTCTCCGCCTTTTGCAGACTCTCTCACCATGTCACCAAGCGCATTGACTATTTGTGCCGTTTCCTCGTCATCTCTTCCCTTTACTATCCAAGCTGGGAATTTGATTCGAGGCGTATCAAGGTTTGGATTACCTTTGCCATCCAAGGTCACTGGTGCATCTACGTCAGTATTAACTGGGAATTGAGCAGACTTTCCATCGGCCTGTTGTTGCTCCATCTCAAATGAAATTGTTGCGTTCGGGTATTTTTTCTTTAGTTTTTTTACTGCTTTTTCAATATCACCGTGATAATTTGGCTGAACATTTTGCGTGTTAGTTGCGGTTCGAATGGTTCCCCACCCAACTGGACCACCTCTCCCACCTCCTGGAAGTATTCCATTCATCCACGACCTATATTCATATTTTCCACCATGCGCGCCAACCCCACCGACCATAACGGCTCCGGTCCAATTATCGTCATCGTCCAACTGGAGCTTTAGGAATACCTCTCCTTGTTGTATCGATTCGCTTTGCGGTTGTATTATGTGTCCCATTTTTGATTGTCTGCCGCGACTAACTGACTTAGGCGGAAGCTTGGCATGAGCCAATAATTTTTCAACGGTGACGTTATCTCCAGTAACTTCCATTGCTGGAATGCTGAGACCTTCCCTAATTGGTTTTAATGCTTGATACCTCTTAACTTCACCGCCGTTAGTCGTATAACTTTGTCCGTCCGGTTTGAGGTATGCCAACATTCCCCTGGCGCCAATATGTTGCGCTGGGTCAACTTTTGTCGGATGAGCGAGTCTGTAGAGCGTTCCCGTTTCCGCGTCGTCTTGAACTTTTCTTTGCAGCCGTCTTCTTATCTCTTCAGGGCTTGGGTCAACACCACCAACTTTATCCCAGATGCCCTGGAGTTTATCCGAAACCGGGGGCCTTCCATCTTTGCCAAAAGTGTCTTTATTATTCTCTATCCAGTCAAGCTGGGTGTAGAAATCCATCATTTTCTTATGAGTATCTGCCGGGATTCCTATTGCTGGGACCATTCCATCTTCTCCGCCAGGAGCATGTTCTTCAATTAATTCTTCGATGATTGTATTTCTTTCATCATCAGTAAGATTCTCGTCTAAAAGATTTACGCTTTTCCCATTCAGCCTATATCTTTCAGAAATCTCTCTATATATGCGTGGAAGATTTTGTTTTGATGCACCGTCTAGCTGTACTACCAGCTCAAGGTATGCCATCTGGTGACTCTCTATACCTCTTCTGATAACGCCCATCGCCTCTTCATAAACACCCCTATTTGTGGAGTTGATGATTGCATCCGGATTAGTCATGTTTTCGACGATTTCACCCATGGCAGAGTTAACATGTTCGGCCCTCAGTTCATCTAAGAGTTCGTCTACTTCTGTGGATGACAGCCCGCTGAAACTTACAGCAGAATTGTCCAAGGTGAGAGTTTTTTCTATAAATGACAATTTTTTATTTAGTTCTTTTTTAGGAAGTCTCTTGCCATTGTCGTCTGTTATTTTGAGCGTCTCACGAACAACATCCTGAGCAGAACCCTTAACATGATGATAGACCGGAGTAAATCCTGGCTCAACTCCCTGGGCCACCATCAAATCGTGCCATTCGACATCCGAAAGGTTTTCTCTCATAAGGACAATATTTGCAAGGTGTTGTATGTTTGAGCCATATCTAAAAGACTGCGTCAATGGAATTCTGTATGTTGCATCTTGTTTTGACAGACCATCGATAGAGCCTCGGAAGGCGTAGATTGCCTGCCTGGAATCTCCGACCATAATTATTGGCATATTTAAAGCATTATCCGTAAGGACTTTTGCCATTACGTCGTTCATGTCTTGAGCCTCGTCAAACATGAATATGTCGAATGGTCTGTCGTTATCTGAGTTGGAGACAGATAATTTTGCAGTTACTTTATATGTACCATCGGCAGAACGTCTTGTTGATTTTTGCAAAGACAGGATTACGCCAGTTACTTCCTGCTTATCCACGATTCCAGTTACCGTTTTCCCAATTGCAAGTTTTCCACTATCAATATCGAGGTCAGTTCCTACGCTCACCCTCTCAACCTTGTCCACTTCTGGTCTGTGTCCGATAAGACCAGGGTCTGTTCTAAGGTCTGGTTTCGTGAGGGCCCACATTTTTATTTGGAAATCCCGTGTTGGTACGACATTTGATTTAGGGTCTATTAATTTTCCCCAAATTAGGTTTAAAGTTTCAACCATGTCCTTGTCAACCGCCGACTCATCGAACTCAAAATTAGGGTCAGCCAAAAGGGCGGCAGCATACTCTGACACTGTCGGACCAAAATGAAAAGCGGTTGGAGAGTCCATATCGGTAATTGCATAATGTTTTAATGCACGATGCAGTTGTTTGGAGCTTTCGTCATCGATTGAAACTGTTGACGGAAGTTTCTTTTCTGCATCGAGTTGGAGCAAGATGTTTTGTACACCTTCTATTGAGTCTGGCGCTATATATCCGAGGTCAGACCATCCCGGTTCTCTGCCAATGAATTGCTTCTCTGAACCATCGAACATAGTTGCATTAATAACCTTGTCCGCTTGCGAGCCTGGAAGTCTTTTTGAAAATTTCTTTGTTGCACTTAACTGCATCTTTTTTGTTGTTCCCTGACCATATATTCCGGTATCACCACCGAGTAGGAGTGACCAATAGGCAATTCGATTAGTTGTTGCAACTCCAGTATTCCTAGGCATTGTTTTATTGCCGTCTTTTGCGTTTCCGGCGTTGAATACCGTGTAGTAGATTTTTCCATCCGGAATAATTTTATTCAACACTTTTGCAATTTGCTTCATTGTCGAAGTTTTTCCAGAACCGGCTCCGGCACCTATGACAAGGCTGCCCTTTTTCTTGTCAACCATGTGCATTGCCGTATCGATTGCAGCTTTTTGCTGCTGAGTTGGCTCAAAATCTTTTTCTCCGAGAAACTTTTCAGCATAAGATTCATCGTCTTCAAGCAATGCTGGAACTTCTTCTCCAGTCTTAAGATTTTTTACTCGGCTTGCTCCGCTTGAAAGCGAGAGACCACCTGCTGCATCGCGGACCCGACCCTTAGAGTCTCTGGAAATTACTCCAGAACCATATTGAGATTCATCTCCGAAATATCGCACATCATCGCGCAACTGCCAAGGCTCTGGGAGTCTGCCAGAAGACAGAGACACACCCTCTTCGGCTATTTCTTTAGCAGGCTTAATTATGGTTTTCGGTGGCTTTGCCTTGCGTTGTTCTTCCGGCACGCCAGAAAGTCTTCTCAATGTTGGCGACCTATCAAGAATGTAGTCAGCTGCCGACTGTGCCTGTTGTAGGGCCTTAATAAATGCACCTGGGTCTTCTTTAAGGTTTGAAATCCAACCTTTTATATAGACAACATGGTCTGTTCTAACCTGCGGGGATATGCCAATAGCGGCAAGAAGAAATGAGGAGCCCATTTCTGCAATCAATTCTTCTGCTGCGCGAATCTTTTTGTTTTTCGCATAGTCTTTTATGGTCTGCCTATTAATGCGTGCAGAGCCTCCGGTCCAGTGAGTTGCTTCATGAAAAAGCGTTCCGTAATACTGCTCTGGTGATTTGAACATTTCATAAGGCGGCATCTGAATGTAATCTCCGCTCGGAGAAAAGAATGCCTCATCTCCACCAAATTTAATAACTGGCTTTAGTTCATCTATGACGGACTCAGCGTCCTTGACTTTTAGCGCAGGGTCAAGACGTTCTTTGCCAACATCTAGAAGTTTCGTTACGTATGCTTCTGGAAGGCCTTCCATTTGGTCAAGGTTCAATACCTTTTCTAGTTTGTATTTCCTTGGAATTGTTCCCTCTATTGGGACGAGAATCGATACAGGTTCTTCTCCCTTTTTTGGTTTCCCTCCAAATTTCGCCCATTGTGACTCTCCAGCCCAGAAGTTTCCACGGTAATTATTCTTCCTATGGGTATGGGCAAGGAGTATTTGATTCATGCCCTGGTATATTCGATTTTTTCTAGTTGGATTTCTTGCGTACAGAGTTGGCGTTCTCCACGGCACATCCCAATATGTTTGATTTGGATTTTTGTCCATCTCGATTAATGCTTCTAGTATTGATTTCCCAATTTCATTGTAGGTAGCTTGCAACTCACCAGAAGATAAGGTAATTCCGTCCTTCTTTGAAGCAAGAGTTTTCGATAATGGAGCATCTTTCATGACGCTTCCAGAAGAAAGTGCCAAATCGTAATCAGGAACCGTATTTCTATCAGAATCAATCTTCTCAATAGGAACACGACGCTTAGATTCTTTTCTAGCAGAAGCGATATCTTCTATGTATTTTTCTGTTATTGCAGAACGAGCGTTCCAGAGTGCGTCTTGCTCCTTGGAAATCATTCGTGTTGCTACGTCACTGGCTTCAATATTCTTCTTGTCTTTAATTGTAGAAACACGTGAATACTTGTTGATGTCACCAATCCACTCATACGACCTGTCGCGAAGTGCTTCAAGCTTCCCTGCTTCATTACTTCCAGGCTTTGCTGAATCGAGTCTTACGTTCGCATCACGCACTGTTGCTTTGTGTTTTGCAAGAGAGCCGTTTTCCAGTGCGTCCATTGCATCGTCAACGATGTCCATGTAGTCCTGGAACTCATCATCGCTTCCAGTTACAAGATTAAAAGCCTTTTGCGTGTCAAAACCATTGGCTTCAACTATCCCGTCTCCACCAAGCATGTCCGCCATATCGGCAGTGATGTCATCCTTGATAAGTGGATTTTCCTCTAACGCATCGTGGATTTGGTCAAGAAGATTATTGCCATCGTCGCTTGTTTCAATGTCGTAGTTGTAATAATCACGACCCCGTCCACCAGAAGACAGCGAAGGAGTTTCGTCTTTCGATGGTGCAGATGGGAGGTTCTCTGAATCTCTATCTACAAGTTTTCCGTTTCTCCTGTCAACAATTCTGTCAGCGAATTGATTTCCCTTACCAAGCTTCCAGTACTCTTTGTTCTCGTTATTCAGATTTGCTGGCTTGAGACTTGCTTGATATGCAAGTTCGCCAAGTTCGTCAGCATAAACTTCATCCCACTGAGCAAGAATTCTGTTTTTGCCCTTGTCTTTACCTGTATTGATTTTTTGTTCAGCTCTGACGTAGTAGAGGTCTGGGACGGAGTTATAACCGATAACGACTTGCTGGTCCTTTGTTGAAGGAAGAACCATCTCGTTTCCTCTGCGCTCAACACGACCGCCAGAGATGGCCATGATGTTTCCGCGACCTATTTGGTTTGTTGCCTCACGAAGGTCAAATCTGTCAGGCTCATACCCACGCGAAGTGGCCCACTCGTTCTTTGCACCAGAAGAGAGCGAAACGCCCTCTTTGTCTTTACGCATTTTGCGCATGTGACGCTGCTCGCGCTTTCTGACTTCCATTCTCGTCAGACCGAGCTCTTCTGCAACATCCTGCAGGGAAGCTCCAGTTGTCGTTCTCTTGCGATAAATCTCTTCATCGCTCATTTGTTTCTTGCGAGAAGAAACCTTTGGTCGGTCATCTTCTGGACCCATCATGTCAAGAATGGTGTCGTAGAAATCTACATTCGTGTCGCTCTCATAATTTTCTTCGTCGAAATTTGGTCTTGTATCGTCGTCTGCGCCAGAAGAGAGGGAGAGTGAACTTCTCTTTTTTCCTTCTTTTTTCTTTCTTAATGGAGTTGGCGATAATGAGTCGAAACCATATTGACGCATCCAGTCGGATAGACCGTCTTTCCCATCTGGGCCAATACCCCTGAACCCAGTTGCATCAGGTCTGTTGTTGTACATGAATTCATGTATTGCATCTTCCATGCCGTTGTAGAATTCGTTGTCATCACCACGTGATGCATCAAGGAAGGTGCCGGCACGCATAACCATCCCTGAGTACCAATCCCTGTAGGCAACAGAAGACGTATTTTTATCTTCGAATTTGGCTGGTCTTGGATTGGTTTTATCTCCAAGCCACATCACCCTGGCTTGATTGACACCCATCTCTCTTCCGCGCAGATAGTCAGGCGACCTGTAAGCATCTGGCTTATACCTAGGTACATCTGTCCAGCCATAACCGGAATCTTTCCAGTCTTTAATTACTTCTTCGAATTTCTTGCGCTTCTCTAGTTCTTCTGGAGAAACAAGTGATTCAAATTTTGGGTCTCCCGAGTGGCGAGTGAGTCTCTTGTCGCTTTCACCAGATGAAAGTGAAGGCGTCTTATCCTTTTTAGGACCCTTAGCGAAATCTAGTTCTCCTCGTTTTACTTTTTCTTTTTTAACAGGAGCCTTTTTGGCTACAGCCTTCTTCGCGGGCTTCTTCTTTTCTCCAAGAATTTCACCAAGGTCGTCGGCCGTGTACTTTGGTTTACGGCTCTTTATTATTTCACCATCTGCTGGTTTTGTTTTTTCACCTTCACCAGGAATACTGGCAACGTCTCTTCTTTGTGCGGAAGAAAGTTTTGGGTTGTTTATCGAGCCAGGACCATCTGGTGTTGGGTCTGGTTGTTCCCAACCAGGAATGTTGTCAAAGAGTGTTCCGTCTCTGTTTTTGTCTACTCTTGTTCGTGGGTCCAGGTCGCCCTCTGGCATGCCGAATCCACGGCCACCACGCCTTTTGCCACCAATGCTTGGTCTATCAATTGCTCTTGATGCAAGCGAACGGCCAATTCTGTAGCCGAGGGATTTACCCTCTATTTCATGATTTGGAAATTTTTTTTTTAAGTTGTAGAGAGCCGTATCGACTGCATCTATCAAATCTTCAGTAACTCCAGAGGTTATTACTATTCCCTCTTTGTCAACAAATGTTTCTGCTCTGTAGTAATCGAATACTGGGTCTAGTGCGGTCTTTACACTAAATGCAAAATCTGTTTCGACAGGAATGAGGTAGGACTTCTCGCCCATATCGTCCTCGTCGCCAAATTCGGCGAGATTCTTGTACTTCTTTCTTCTCTTCTTTCGTTTGCCGACGGCATTTCGTAGCACACCGAGAACAAACTCCCCTGGATACTTGAGCTCAAGCGTTTCCATGATTGCATCTTCTGCTTCTGAAGCGTGTTCCTCAAGTTCTTTTGAGCCACTGCTCAATACAACGCCATTCGGGATGACAGCAAATCTGCACTTGCCTTCTGGTTCTACAGGCATGTCAATTATCTTGCAGTTTGACCCGCCTTTATAAAACACGCAATTAGCGCACTTGACACCAATTCTGGCAACTGGATTTTCAGCAGGAGGGTAGTAGCCAGCCCAAACTCCATTTGAATCCTCGTTAAATTTTCCGTGGCGTGCAACGATTTTAAGAAGAGCATCACGCAGGTCTGCTTCTTCTTTGTCGAGGCTCATTTTTGGCGAAGCGTCATATTGGACTGAAGGGAGTGGAATCATCACAACTCCATTGTCGCCTGGCTTAACAGCGACAGGTATGGATGGCATTTGCTGTGGTCTGACAATTCTTTGTGGTTCATTTGGTGGAGTCGGTCTACCGCTAACAACTGGCATTGGAGCTGCCTGAGGATTCTGCGGAACAGAAATCATCTCAGGTGTTCCGAACATGTATCTTCCATGATTTCTCATGAATCCACACTTGTACTTTTTCGCTCCGGACATTTCGTGTCTGGTGAAGACGACCTCATCGCCATCTATTGAATGAACTGAGACTTTGGCATTAAAAAGTCTTGACAGCTCCTTCTCCATCTCTTCGTACCCGTTGCGCTCATCTTGCTCCGGCATCACCATGACAGGATTACCGTACGATGAGTCATCACCCTTGACCGAGATTGTTCCAGTTAACTGGTTTGCCCCATGCAGAACAGGGCTTACTTCATAAAGCTCAACTTCGTAAAGAATGTTTGCTTGTGACTTCTGGTCGAATTGAGCTCTTAGCGTCTTGTACCCGATTGACCACTCTTGTTCTTCTCCAAAGAAGGCCACGTTTGCAAATGCTTCTTTGCCTTTTTCTGACTGAAGATTGAATTGAACTTTTGCAAAAAGACCGCCAATTCCGGCGATTTTCATCTTCATTGGAAGGCGTGGGTCCTGTGGGCCAACTTCGTAAATTTCAAGCACTTTGCCGATTGGGTCATTCCAGTTGTGGCCCCAAACAACTCTCGGTTTGCGGCGGAGAAGACTCTTTGTGAATGCCCCCGAGGCGCAAACGTCGCCAACAGAGTCTTTATTACCAATTCCCGCAACGAAACACTCGACAATGCCCTGCATCTCATCCAGGCCTACAGCACCCTTAATCTGCTGGGAGCCTGATACCGATGTGGTCTTATACTCGAATGTTTCTTTTGACATTTTCCAAACCAACTTCTCTCGGTTGCTAGTCGATAATAAACGAGAAAACAGCTACAGAATGCAAGTATTTGCTTAAATCAAATCTTTTACAGAAATTGTTTAGTGAAACTAAGCAACCTGTCCGAATGTCCAGGCTCTTTTCGCTTCTGACTCAGATATCTCAAGCTGGTCTTTTGCAAGGATATTTGCGTACATCCCAACAAGCTCTTCTCTAAAAACCGAGAAACGCTGTTCTTCTCCCACATGCGAGAATGATTTCATCATCATTT